TTCGCTTTGCCATTGCACGATCTGGAATTTTATTACTTACACCGTCATTAAATCCGATTGGCATATTTTATTCTCAGAAAGGACTGAGCAGTCCGCCAGGACGCTTTTGTCTCTTTAATTCTAATTGAACAACATTTTGAATAGCTTGTGCCATTGCGACTCCACGCTCTCCTGTAGCTTGTACATCTCCCTGCATTTGTCCATTGGAATTTACATTTATATTGATTCCAATATTATTTCTGTCCCCGCCGCCGGTTTGCATAATTACTGGAATCGACTTGCCGTCTGGCAGCGGTACAACAGCTTCATTATATCGACCTTCGCCTACCAGACCAAGTGTAGGCTTGTTTACAATTCCACCATCTGCAAAAGCTCGGAAGCCTCCCATTGCTATTCCGCCTGCTGCAAAATCAAGTCTATTAGTGCCGAGTCCTGTTGGTGCAGGTTTACTTAGACTCCCAAGATCCCCTGAATACGTTGGTTTTGTCGCAGTTCCACTTCCGAGCCCACCTAACCAGCTACTAAATCCAAAACTTAGTCCAGATACAACGCCGCCAATAATTGCATTTCTCCATGAATTTCCGCCGCTGCCTCCTAAGGCTCCTACAGCTAGTCCACCAAGTGCACCCGCCAGGCCGCGAGTCATTGAATTTATCCAAGGTGCGTCAGCACTAAAGATAGAACCTAGTTTATCAAGAAAAGGAGCATCACTTGCAAAAGTTTCTTGAACTTGATTACCAAAGTTTCTTATGTCAGTACCTATTTTTTTAGCTCCATTTGCAATAGTCATGCCAACACTAGTTGTTGAGCTTTTATCTGGTACAGGCAGCCGCTGAGCTGTAACTTGTACTTCTTGAATTAAAGGATTATCATTTGGAGTTGGTAATGCGGGAGGCTTTATCGAAAGATTAGCATTTTGAAATGCTCTACCAATTGCTCGTTCTACCTCTAGTGCTCCTGTAGATAATGCTCTTACTATACATGCTTCTAACTCTTCTATTCCTGTAACTTTTACAGATAAAGAAGTTGCATCCACATCAGGCGGCGGAGTAGGTTTAGATACCGATTCAACTTCTTTAATACTGGGAAGAGTAACATTTTCGAATGCTCTGATAATTGCTTGCTCTACCGTTGTTGCTCCTGTTGATAATGCTCTAGTAATACAAGTTTCTACTTCAGTAATGCTTGTAGAACTTATTGAAGCCTCCACGTTTTTAGCAACTTCTGTAACGGCGCTATTAGTTGGCTGTGGTAGAGAAGGTGGCTCACTCGGACCAGGAGCAATTCCTTTAACATCAACAGCAGAGCTAGTTGCCGCAGTAGTTGCCGCAGTAGTTGCTGGCACTTCTGGAGCTGCAGTAGATAAAGAGTCTTCTTTTGTTCTTTCAATTAAACTTACAGAATCTTGGAATGCTTCTGTTATTTTATCTGCTAAAGTTTTTGCTCCTGCTTCAAATACTGGCGTTAGAATAGACTTTAATTCTTCCCCATAAGTTGTTGCAGCTACTTTTTCTAAATTTGCTCTTCCCGCTTGAGCAGCTTCCTCAGCTATTCTTTTTTCTTCCGCATATTTTTTAGCAGCAGCAGTTTCTAAAGCTAATCTTTCTACTCGCATTTTTTCTGCTTCTGATTTTGGTCCGATTTTAAAAGCATCTAATACTGAATTTGTTATGCTTTTAGACATTTCATCGGCAGCAGCTTCTCCAACAGCTTTTACTATATTTAAAAAGCTATCCTCTACATCTAGCTGTCCACCTTTTAAAAAGTTTGCAATTTCTTGTTGTAGTCCTTCTCCAAATGCTCCTTTTGCTGCTTGAGAAACTTTAGTTATTTCATTCGATTGTTCTTTTAAAACTTCAAGACGAGCATTTTCCAAGTTAAGTTGATTTTGTAGCCCCGGAATAGCTTGCTGATCTATAGTTTGACTAATTTCTTCATTTAGTCTCTTAATTTCAGTTTCAACTTTTTGTATTTGTAATAAACTTTTTAATTCTTCTTGAATATATGGATTTTTTAAATTAAGTCGTTCTTCTTGTATGTCATATATATTTTTAATGTAATTATATTCTTTCTCAAGTAATTTTAAATTAAGAGCTGCTCTTTTTTGATCCCCCAAAGCTTTTAGATACTTTTCATTAATGTCTAGCCTTTCAGTATCTAAAGCAAGTGTTTGTTGAGCAGCCTGTATCTTTTGATCTATAAGTGCTATTTCTTTCTCGGAAAGATTTACACTATTCCTTGCCGTTTCTAACGCTCTTATATTTGCAATGTTTGTTTCCCTTGTTATTCTCCTTAATTCTTCTTCGTTATCTAAAAGTACTGTGGTAGCTTGCTCTTGCTCTGCAAGCTGTGTCGCTAAGCTAGCATTCAAAGTATTCAAATTAAAAATATTTTCACTTCTTTGTTTTTCATACTCATTTAATTTAACTACTTGAGCTACTTGAAGAGCAGTTAAATTAAATTGATTTTCTATTAGGCCAAAAATAATAGCTTGTCTTTCCTCTTGTCTTAGTAAAGCATCTTGTTCCTCTCTAGCTATTTTAGCTTGTTGTTCTTTTGTACGAAGTTGGGGGTCTAAGTTTTCCCCCGCTACAGAGCTGGCTGAGGGCCTATCAATAAGCTTATTTAAGTCAGGGCTAAGATCTGCTAAAAGTGTACTAACCCCGGTAAATATTCCGTTTATTAAGTCTTGAGCGTCAGCTATTTCTTGTCGTCTAGGAATTACATAGTTTTTTGTCTCAACATCTCTTAATTCTTTGACTATTCTTATAGCATTTTTTAATCCTTCTTCTGTTAATCTTTGTGTTCTTACATTATAGTCTTGCCCTGGAATTAGTCTCTCCTCAACACCTGGTATACGAAGATCTTTTTTAAAGGTAGCTACGCCATTTTCAAATGATTTTAGTACTCCTCGTAACCTAAATAGTTCATTTGTATAATCTTGCTGCTGTATAGCTATTTCTGATTGTAACTCAGCTATTCGACGAGTATAAGGGTCTGCTTCTTGTGTCGCCCTTACTATACTATCTTTAATGGCACGTACTTGAGCAGCTTCTGCAGAATTTGAAGCTGTTTCTTCTTCTGCTCTTGTTCGAGGAACAGTTCCTTTGCTAAAAATTACTGCAAGTCTACTAATTAAAGAATCATTTTCTTTTTGGTATTCTTTTATAAAGTCTACAGACACTTCCTTGAACGCTTGCTTAAATAGATCTGTATTTCTTTGCCCTACTGATAAATTTGATAATGCCTCTTGATCTTTTTTCAAAAGTTCTGCTAATTTAGGCTCTGTTCTAGAAAGTATAGCTTGTAGTTGGCTATCAATTTGTAAGTTTAATCTTTTTTCTTGAATTTTTTTCAACTCTAAGTCTAACTTTTCAGAATTTAATTGTGCGGTTAATTCTATAGGATCGTTAATCGTTGTAGTAAGAAGTTTAATTTGTCTTTCTATATAAGATATATCCTGAGTAGCTCTTTCAATTTCAAATTTAATTTTTGCAGCTTTATTAACTTTTTGTAAAACTGCAAATAATTGAGTGTACTCTTCTACTAAAAGATTAATATTACTTCCTGCTTTATCTATAGCATTACTGTATGCATCTCTAAAGTCTTTTAAAAGATTAGATATTAATACTGCTCTCTGTTCAAGAGGGCTTATACTAATAGAATCTGTTACTACTTTATTTAATGTTTCGTAAGCGGACGCATATGATTTAATTGCAGCTCCTGCCTGTTGTTGTCTATATGCTACATTAACTATTTCTTTTATAGCCTTGCTACTACTTATTCTAGTATAATCTTGCTCTTCTCTAAGATTTCTTACTTCGTTCACATATTGTATTAGGGAGGGGGTAGCTGCGGCGTATTGCTCTAAAATTAATAATATATTATTTCTTTGTATTGTGGCCATTTTTAAGCTTGAATCTATAGCTTCATTTATATCTTCTACTATTATTACAGCTTTTCGCGATTCTTTATCTCGTACATAACCACCACCCCCCTTCAAAAGTCTAATCAGTCCGTCGAAGACGCTAGCTCCAGTATACTCTCCCCCTAGTTGTAATGAGTCGGCGGTTGCACGCTTTAAGTCCTTGCTTAAAAGTTGGAGTTTGGCACTAAGAAGCGCAGTTACATCTGCTATTTTTAATACATTATCAATAATATTTCCTGACATACCAGCTTCAAAAGCTAAGATATCTTGAAAAGTGCCCACGGTTTTTATTCTTGCAAGCCCCTCTCCAGCTTGGAATAATTCTTGGAGTTGAGTTTTAGTTAAAGAAGCTTGTTTACCGATTCCTTGAATTTGGCTCTCTAGTGGAGTTTCTTTTTTTGCGGACAAAAAAGTTTTCTTTATATACTCATATGCTCCTTTACTTACTTGTAATAGGGTAATAAATAAACCAATATATCCTAATGTATTTAAAAGCCTATTAATTACACCTACCGCTACGGCAGTTGATGTTTGCAAAAATGACATAGTTTGAGCCCAGCGTAACTTCATTCTATTACTTACTACTCCAAACGTATTGCCCATACCTATAAATTTGCCACTAATACCTTGGCTTGCTCGTTTAGCTTCGTTGACCATGATAAGTAATTTTGATTTATATTCTCGTAGTGCTTCATCTGAAATTCCTACAAAGGCACGATCTCTACGTTTCCCTCTATATCCTTTGTTCTCTCTTTTTGCGAGTTCCGCATCTACTTTTTCTGCCATATTTGTAACTTCTTGGGGATTAAACGATTGGCCCAAACTCATATTTAACGTATCGGTTACAAAAGGAGAAACTGTTTGTCCTTGCAAAGTTTGAATTCTTTGAATACTAGAAGCTAAAGTTTTTAAACTATCTACTGCTGGCTGTACTCTTTTAGTAATTGTTAATTGCCCACGAGCAAAAGCGTCTGCTTTAATCGTATAATCTGCAATTTTATTTGAGTACTTTTCAAGCGCTGCATCACTTCTTTTTACAATATCTTCCATATCTGGTAAGGCTTGTTTTACTACTCCTCCAATTAGCAATCCAAAAGTAGATATTGCTGCAGCTACATTATTTTGTATTGAATTTGCTAAAGTTTCCGCAAGCGAAGATACTACTGGTAATATTTTATCTGCTAATTCCGAAAAAGCGGCTCCAAGTTGACGAATTCCGTTTGCAGATAACTCGCTTGAATTTCGTAAAGCTCCATATTTTTGTTCAACTTGTTTTAAAGTAAATAAAGCAACCCCTTGAGTTCTTTCGTAGGCAGTAAGCTCACTTGCAGTTTTACCTATGGTACGAGCATATTCAGAAGTCGCATCTGAGAGACGAAGTACGATACCTAATTCGTCTAAAAGTTCAGGTTCAGCTTTTGTAATACCGCGAATAAGTCGATTGAAAGTATCTTCTAGATCTCGACCTAATACTGCAGAAATCGTCTGAGAATAGCTGGCAATGTCTTTTAACATTGTAGCAGAAAGACCTGCTGCTGTACCAATTGCGGCAGCTTGAGCAGCTTGCTTATATCCTAATTGTGCGCTAGTAGCTGCTTGAATAGATTTTGTAATAGAAACATAACCGATTCCAGTTTGTTGAGTAAGCGCTTTTTGTCCTTCGATAAGTATACGAAAATCAGCAGCTTTCAATAAAAATTGATAAGCCGCACTGAGTGCGAAAACTTGAGCAGCAACCGTCGCATAGGCAGCAACAAGTCCGCCCATGCCCTGAGACATTTTAGAAAAGTTTTTAGTAGCATTTGAAGAAGCCTGAGCAGCTCCTTTTATATTTCTATCCGCTTCTGCAGAGCCTTTGGCAGCACGACCCATAGCTTCTGCCAGACGATTAGCGTCTACAGCGACACGGCGTGTTGTGCCGTTATCGTCTATTACTACATCTAAAAATATTTTATTTCCTGCCATTATTTAGCTGCTGCTTTGGCTTTCGCCGCTCGTTCAGAAGCTTTTCGCTTTTGAGCAATTTTTGCATTTACCGAATCTGTTGAAGTTACATCTATAATTTTAAGTAACTGCAACGTAAATACCTTATCTTCTACTTCAAATATATTAAAGAGTGCCTCTAGTGCTGACCAATCTTTGCCAAAGTAAGCTCCTGAAGCACCATCCCAATGATCTGGCATATAGCTATAAATAAAAAATGCCACTTGAACCTCGACTGGAAAATCAGCGTCAGTTAGTGGCATTTTTTCAGGATCAGGCTCGCGACCTAGCTGTTCGCAAATAGCTAGGTACGCTTCTATAGATATGTCAGATTCTTGTTTTGCTTTTCGTTGTATAAGTCGAGTTACTTCTTCGACTTGTTCTTCGAAAAATTTGCGAGATCACTCACTGTATCTACAACCCAAGAGTCAAAGTCAGGGCTGTTCTTCATAAGAGTTGCGGCATTGTCCGCAGAATAAACAAGTTCCTTCATACCTGCCGGTAGAGCCGATGTATCCACTAACAGAAGCTCTTCTAAGTAAGATACTTGGAGACCCCGCCAACCTTTTACGACTGCTTGCGTATATTCTGCTGCAAACCTTTCTTCATCTAGCTCTTCTTCAGGCTGTCGTGTGCGACGATTAAATTTTGTCGATACACAACGCTTGCGAAGTTTTACCATTTCTTCTCTTGAGAGAAAACATAGATCTACTTCAAAACCAGGAAATCCCGGGTATTCCACAGTAATTGTTTTACTGGGAGTTAATAACGAGGAAAGAGAAATCGAATCTGCCATAATTAAAATCCATATTTATTTTAGTTACAAAGTAAGGGGAGATTACTCTCCCCTACTTTGCTTATAATTATATTGCACTCACACCTAAAAGTCAACAACTTTTTTTATACAGGTGTTAATCCATAATAACGAATTACTGCTTCATCGGTATTTGAAATACTTGACGGCAATGCGTTAAAGTTAACTTCTAGACCAATTACATCATCAATACTGTGCGTTGGAATTTCCAGATGTGCTCTTGGCAATAAAAACTCTACTTTTGGTGAAGAAGCTCCGCCGACTGAGAATAACAAATTAAATGAATTTCTTGCAAGACTCGTGTTTGAAGTCATATTACGGAAAAGAGCGCCTGAGCTATTTGCATCTTTATCGTCATCAAGATAACATGTCATGGTACCTGAAACCGAACGCGTTCCAGTTACATGGCCTAATGGGATATTTACTTTTCCTAGCTCTTCAGGAGTTAAGTATGTAATTCCATTGTCAATTGTAATTGAACCTCCCGTCAAAATAAGATTATAAAATTTAGAAGTTGAGCCGTCAGCTCCATAAGCATTTGCAGTAGTACTTAGGTTTGCAGTAGTTAATCTATTTCGAATAAAACTATTTGTAGAGTTTACAGCTTCACTTATAGTATTTGCGCTCGTAAAGCTACCGGTTGGCATAGCATTAGAAGAAGCAATTGTTCTGCCAAATCCACTCCATTGTAGCTGAGCAATGCCTTCTATATCAAAATCAATTGTAACTGCATTTACTACTGCATCTGTAACTCTATACACTGTATCAAGCGCAGCAGAATTACTAGTACTGCTCATTGCAAAAATAAGTTCAAAATTTCTTAATGCAGTTTTATTTGATCTATCAAAATCAACTTCCAGAAAAGTTGTATTAGACCATACTCCATTGGCAGAACTACCCCAAGTAGAACCTGCTTGACGAGTATTTGCTGCTCCTGTATTTGCCTGAAAAGTATCTCCAGCTCCTAATACCATATAAGCCCAAAGAGGCTCTTCTACAGCATGAGTTACTCCACTAACATTATCTACAAAACCTCCCACAGTATTAGTTCTGCCTGCTACACCCTTGAAAGGACGAACATAAGTTGTAATACTCCACTCTACAGGGGCAAGAGCAGTGTTAAAAGCTAAACGGCCCCGCCGTGATCTATTATTAGAGTCTGCAGCTTCTGTTAGTGTAATTTCTGTGGTTTCTGTGCCCTGACTAAAAGCAAACCCATCAAGTACTGGAACTTCCCAATAAGTATTAGAGTTATTTGCTCCCGTCAAGGTTGTATCAAAGTCTCTTACATAAACTTTAGTATCTCTACTAAGTTGTAATGTTTCTGCCATGTCATTCTCCGAAACTGATTTCTCAGCATTGAGCTTAGAGTAAGCTCAAATTAATAGCGTACCTCACATAATATTTCGCCTATACCTAAAGGAGCCATTACTCCTTCGTCGGTATCGATGCTCAATATTGATATCATAATTGTATACCCTTCTCCGCCTGAGCGAGTGGTATACATTAATCTACTATTTGTTTCTAAACAAGTTTCCACGTCTTCCATCAATGCTTCTAAAGCTGCAACAGGATCTTCATCGTTTACATAACATGTAACTTTCACGCCTAAAAATCTGTCTTTATAACCACCGCCTTGGTAAGTTCTAGTTTCTGCTCCTGCATTTACGCAGATTGATGGAAACTCTTCTATTTCATCCCAGTACTTTAGTCTTGGATGAACATTTCCGGATACGTCGGTCACATACGACCCCGCTCCGTTAATTAGTTTTAGCTTTTCTACTAAAGCATTTACAATGGCTAATCTTCTAGTGGTATAAGTTCTAGTTGTAGCCATTAAACTCTCCTAGTGTATAATCTACCTTGTAGCATTTCTGCTGCAATTTCTCGAATTGATTTATCAATTAATTTTCTAGGGTCTCTATCCACGGTAGCCCACGGTTGTCGGCCTACCCCCATTTCAAATACTTGATAAGGATTTTTATCGTAAGTATATTCAAAGCTAGGAAATCCTTTTCGAGTTTGAAGCATATTTAATACTTTTACGCTTCCAGAAAATCTACCTGTTCTTGACTCCAAAGCTGGAGGAATCATATTCTTTTCAATTTTTTGCTGTAATCTAGTATTAATATAAGCCACAACTTGTAACGGACTTGGGCTTTCTACTTCAGGCTTTGCTAGCATCGGTGCTTGCGATTTTGGTGCATTTTTAAAATTAGGAGTTACTTTTTGAGCTTTTTGAGTTTTTCCGCTTTTAAGTTTAGAAGAAGCTTTATGTGAAACATTAAATTTATTTACACTTCTGTATTTTCTACTAGATTTTCCCTTTATTTTAATATTTTTATAATTTTTTAATTTGTTCGAAGAACTATAAAATAGTACTTTTTCTATACCTTGTAATAAAGAATCAGATCCTTCTGTAAGTAAAACATCATCTTTTAATTTTTGTAGTTGAGATAATACATCACTTTTTATTTGACTCTCAGTTTTAGAGTCTATATTATTATCCCAAGTTGATTGTAAGCTGAGCACTGATATATAATCAGCATTAAAAATTCCCTTCTCATCTATATAAAAGTTTTTAATAATATTTGTAAAATACTGTTGTTCAAGTGTAGTATCAATAGCTTGAGTACTTAATCCAACTTTACTATATTGTAAAATTGTACTATCTTTTAAAGCATTTAATGCGTTTTGCTGCTCTTGGGTTAAACCTCCAGTAGCTCCTTTAAAAGTAGCGTCTTTTAATTCTTGAATACTTTGCAATGCTGAAACTGAAGCTCCTACTGAAGCTCCGTGCCCTACGTTTAAAATACTAGTGTTATATTGTTCTCTTAATGTAGTTTTTACATTCTCATCTTTAATTTGCTTTAAAATATTATTTTCTAAAAAAATACCTATTGGACCTTTAGAATCTCCTTTACCCTTTAATATACTATTATGAAAGTTTACTGCTTGTCTATAACTACTAAATACATAAGCTGTGGCGCCTACAGGTAATGGTAGCTCTCCGCCCTGACCCTTTCCTCTAATAACTCGTTTAACGTCTTTTAATCTTTGTCGACCTGCCGTACCCATTTTAAATCGTTTAAAAGTTCTTAGTTCCGCATCTCTAGCTAAGGCCTCACAGTTTTTAACTAACTTGTTAAACTCGCCTTCTGGAAAAGTAATATTCTCTTGTTTCCCTTTTAGATTGCCAAAAGGTTTATAATTTTTTACTGCTCCTGTATAAAACTCTATTAAAGTTTGTTTTAAAGCATTTGGATCAAATATATAAATTTGTCCTAATTTAGTTGCTATATCTTTTCTAAGCTCTTCTGTTGATTTACTAAGCCTTTCGTGAGTGTTACTTAAAATTTGATTCCATAACTGTTTTTGGGGGCCGTCACTCATATCTTATACAAATCTAAAACTCTTTTAATATAATCTGGAAAACTTCCATCATCAGAGTTTCTTGCGTAAGAAATAGTAGCAGCTCCTAAAGTACGTCGTTCTTTTCTTTCGTCTTTTAAATAATAAGTAATTAAATCAGCTACAGCAAGTTTTAAATCTAAAGGAGTAGTAGAATATCCACTAGTGTAAACTACTTTTACTGAGCCTGTGCCTTTTGGCCAGTTTCTGTATCTACCTTCTGTTGTGGTTCGGAAGATGCTATCTGATACAGTATCAATCCAATAGTCTGAATTTTGTGTTAAAAGAGTATAACTTTCAGAAGCAGACTCTCTTTCGTACACTTCTGAGACATTTACTAATGGGCTATACTTTAATTGAACTGTATAAGTATCCCATTGTACATCAAAGTATTCAGTGTATGCAGTAGTGTAGTAATCAATTACTGTATTATCACAATAATTTTTTACAAGTTGACTTATTGCAGGAATAAGGATATTGATCTTTTCATCATCCTTGACTCCCGAAATACCCATCAATAATTTATAGTCATCAATTGTTATAAGGTTACTCATAAATTAACTTGTAAAAAATTAGATCAAAGATCTAGGGATAAAAAGAGAGGGAAGAAGCCTTCCCTCTCTTTGTGGTTACTTCGATTATTACGAAGAAGGATACTGAATAGCCCACTTCGAAGTAGCGCCATCGATAAGATCGAGGAAGCCAAGACGCTGTGAAGCCACAAGTACACGACGCTGATTTTCAACATCGTAATCCGACTCAATCGTAACACCACGAAGCCGCGGAACCAGGAAGTTACGAGTATAAACTGCAACAGCAGCATACTTGTTAGCCGCAGGAGTTGCGAATTCATCGCAAAGCAGTACACGGCTACCATATACCTGACCAACTTGACCAGAGATCTTCGTTGCCAGATTACCTACCAGGTTCATATCCTGGAACTCTGCATCTTCTAACAGTTCAAAATAGGTACGCTGGTTAACGATGTAAACTACATCTTCAGGGCGCACGCCATACTTGCCCATGTTCTTACGAGCAGAAAGCAGATTTGCTGTTGTAATTGCAGCGTTTGCTGTCGTTACGCCAGTAATCTGAGTCTTGTGAGAATCAGCATCAGCCAATTTGATCAGACCATCATACGATGCGCCTGAAGTACCAAACGGACCATCACTAATATTACCTACAAGAATCGAAGCTTCAATTGCACGAGCATGTGAACGAACCATTGATTCACGAATTAAAGGAAGAATCGGAAGAATTGCATCTTCTTCTGTTTCGTTACCAAGATAGCTCTTCGAAATGAGCTTCTTCGTGGTAAGAATTCGCTCGGACATGGTAACACCAAGATAAGGTGAACCATAAGCATTTGAACGAGGATCTAAGTTACCTTTGCTCGCGGAACCACTACCCGTTTGGTTTGTGGTAAATTCTGCATAACCTGCGTCGGGCAGAATCGGCAGAATTAAACTTGCTGCGGTCATTGGCACTTCACGGAAAAGAGGAGCAAGAATCAGCTCATTCTGAACATCGCGCTCGATATTTGTCGAAACGATTTGCTCAAAATCTGCACTGGAAACTTCTACGCCCGCTTGAGAGTTAACTTTTTGCACAAGTGAACGACCAAGCGAAGTATTCTGCCAGTTCTTACGAGTTACAAGACCTAAAATAAAGGCGTCGTCCATATCACGACCAAATGCCTTCTTCCAGTCAGAATCTGTACGATCTGTAAAAATACGTTTTGATTCGCGCATCTTCATGATCTCTTCTGACTTTTCTGAAATTTCATTGCGCAGTTCAGAAACGATCTTCTCTAGATCTGAGTTCTTTTCTGAAAAACGCTTTTCAATATCTGCTACTAGACGTTCTGCACCTGTAGTTACTGCGACCGAGATTTTATCGGAGAGTGCCTTTTCTTCAGCAGCCTTTTTAGCTTCTTGTTCAGCAGCTAAGCGAGCCTTCTCCTCCCGCTCGATTTGTGCAGCAGCTAGAGTTTGTGCAGTTTTTTCTGCAACAGAAGCTACCAGTGCTTCTAAATCTTTTGAATCCATGTTTACTATCTCCTTAGTTGCGACTTTTGTCGCTTCTCCCGGCGCAGTGGCGCTCGAAGATTCAGCATTTACTTTTTCTTCTACCCCATCTAGGCCGTTACTCAAAAAGTTTTGTTTAAAAATATTATAATCCTCGGATGTTTCAAAGGACTTTGCTAACGAAAAGACGGCAGATTGATTTGCCGGTACTGAAACAACCGATATTTCAAATAGTTCTGCGTCTTTGATTCTAAAACCGTCGGTTTCCGGCATATAGTCGGCATCCTTGATCCGAAAACCTACGGAAAAAGCTCCAAGAACGCCATCCTTGATAAGATCTAAAATTTCGCCAGCGGCTTTTGAAATCTTAGCCTTAATTCTTAAACCATCAACATCTGGATGAATCTCTACAGCTTTGCCAATGGGTTTTGCATATGAGTGATTAAAAAGAATCACGGGATTCTTTTTATAATTTTCGAGACCTCCTTTGAGCCAAGCGTCATACTGAATAATATCGCCAGTGCGATCTACTTCAGGAGTACTGGCAAGACCAGTAATATAAGTGTCTCCATCTTCACTTAAATAGGCTTTAAAGTCGGTGCTTAAAAAGAAATCTTTTTTCATAATATTATTTCCAGAATCTGCCTTTAAAGCTTCTTCTCGGGAGATTTTAGTCAAAGTAGAAAACTTATGGCCAACAAGAGTTTCGGTCTCTTTTCCATCCCTGTAAATACGAATTAGAGCGGCTGGATCTTCCTTAGAAGCATTAATAGAAAAACTGCTTCCAGGAATGCCGAGCACGCCCTCTGTCATTGTATGTTCGATTCTTCCCTTAGCAGTACCGCCAGAAGAATTCCATTTTACATAATCTCCGGTTTTAAAATTTGCAACTTTATTCATTTACTGTTTCAGCGGCCTTAGCACGAGTGCTCTTAGCAGGCTGAACAGGCTCAGGAGTCGGTTCAGAGGCTACTGCTTCAACGCCATTCATTTTTCCTGCTAGCTCTGGGTAAAATTTACGAATTTTACCTGGAATACGTCCCCAAGAGCCAAAGCAACGAATTACTAAATTTGGACTAATTGGAAAATCACTTTGTTGCTTATACTCTCGCATATTCATAAATTTACCTTTGGATGCGAAATACGCTGCAAGAGTTTCTAATACTTTACCTTTTGTCATGATTTATCCTATATTTTCTTCTGCGGGACGCCCGCCTTGATCTGGATTTGTTGCAGACCCCGCTATGTTCTGTGGTACTCGAATTTCATCAAGCCCCGTGATTGGTTCTTTTCCTAGCTTGATCCGAGCTTCGTTCGGAGTTAAAATTCCACCGTTTACTAAAGTAGAATAATAACGTGCTTGATCGCTTAGTTCGGGCTGTAATGCTGGAATATTTGTTATATCTTCTGTAAGATTATAACCAAAAAATCTTTCAAATGCAAACATATACTTTCTTAAAATTGGAGTCACCGTTTCAAGATAATACAAACGATGATTTGGTCGTATATTTGCATTGTTGCCAGAGTCTAAAAGTAATGGAGGAACTCCGATGGACTTTAAAATAATATTTTCAAGAGCACTGACCGAAGTTTGAAAATCCATTTCCTTAAAATTAATATTGCTAATACTGTCAATTTCTAGCCCACCATCAAGAATTATGGGGCGACGACCGCCTGCATCAGGACGATAGCGTGTTTGCCACGTCTGTAACATGCGTTCTTTTACCTTATCACTCAGTGTACTAGGGCTTTTAATAATAAGTCCTGGTACTGCTCCATTATCAAAGAAGTTATCTTGAAACTTACGCATCTTTGATAATAGCTGCATGGTACGATAAGCTGGTCTTAGCCGAGAGACCCCGCGATAGATAGAGTAAAAAGAGTTTTCTTTAACATGAATAATTTCCCACGGCTTAAAGTCTAGCAGACCATCGTAGGTATATCCAGCAATATAGTTCTTTTTATCTGGTATAATTTCTACTAAATTTGCAGGCAGATGGTATAAG